TCCCATGCGAGGAAGTCAGGCCAAATGACCATCAGTTCGCGCTGACTGAAATTCTCGCGATAGGCCATCGCTTCGGAAATGGTCTTACAACCCCATGCGCTGATATAGCCAAAGGCGCGCAGGCTGATACAGACCGACGCAAGTGCGACTGCGACCTCTTTGGTATCGAGACCCGGCACGGCGAGAATGCGCGGCTTAACGCCGGTGACCGCTTCGGCAGTCAATAGCGCCTTAATGCCGGTGTATTTACCGTTCTCATCCGTGCCGCCGATGATATTAGAAATGGTCTGCGCTTCGGCGTCTTCTCCGGTACCTTCGGCAACACGCACCACAACGGTGACGGGTTTTGACTGGTCGGCGATAGCCTGCAGGGAGGCAGACAGCGTGCCTTTTTTACCGGCTTTCGCAATGGCGCTCTGCACATTGGTAATCAGTACCGGCTCATTGAGGGGGAATGTTTCGGCATCCGCATCGCTGGCCGTGCAGACAATGCCGATGATAGCGGTCGAAACTGTGGAAATGACGCGGGTGCCGTCGTTAATTTCAAGCACCTGCACGCCGTGGTGAAAATCACTCATCCGGTTAACTCCGTGGTTAGTGGGCGAGTGTTATTGTCCTGGCTGGTCTGGTGAGGGGCTATTTGTCGGCGATGGGTAGGGGATGACACATAAACAAATCATAAAAAAGACGGGCATCAGCCCGCCTACGTTATTCCGGTTTTACCGGCCACTCGATATCTTGCGCCGTGGCGGTATTAATCGCACTCAGCTCATCAAGATAATCTAACCACAAATTAAAGCTTGCGACTTCGCCGTCATTAAGGCGACCGAGCGCCAATTTCCCCGGCCATTGCTGGCTGTTTATAAAGTCATTAGCCTCATGAATCCGACGAAACTTTTCACTCTCCGCGACCTGCACCTGTGCGGTATCTGAAATAGTCCATCTGCTGCTGCCACTATCCCAGGTATGCCATTGAGATGGCTTGCTGTCTGACAGTGTTAGCTCACCATTTTTGCCGATGTAAACACGTCTCTCACCATCGTTCATACCACTAATCAGCGATAGATGCTGCTCATTGGTAATAACTACTGCATCATCGGGTATAACATCTGTATTTTCATCATAGAATGCCTGTTTATTCACACTAAATTTAATAGTCATTATTAACTCCCAATAGCGAAC